TGTTTGTTTCTGGGTTGTGCCAATCCAGGGTAAACAAATATGTTCCAGGAACACTCGTCTTAGTTCTATCAAGATAAGACATCCTCATATTACTTAAGTTTTCAAACTTTGTCACTGAAACATATGGACTAAAAGAATTCCACAAGACAAGATTATGAATTGGCTCTTCTGGAACTCCTGGCTTAGTGCAAAAGGCATTTATTGGCATTCGCCACCAGATACCACCATCTTCCATTAAGAAGTGGAACAGAGGGCTTCTGCTTTTAATACTTGAAACTCCAAAGATAACGCATGGAAAATATTTATCATGACTATCTTCTTGATCTCTTAAAAAGTTACCACGCACATAGCATTCAATTGGTGGTATGTTTGCATTTAACTCAGGCATTATTTGCTTTCCCCTATCGCTTTATCCCAATTCTTTACAGCCCAATGACCAATACCGCAAGCATCTGCAACATCGTTGTCTGTAATTGTTCTGTCATAATTAATGTTAATAAAATTAATTGTTCTTTCTTTACGAAGCATACGTTCATGAGCCTTGTAGTATGAATCAGACTTTCCAGGATTTTGAGATCGTATTAACAACTGTTCGTCTTTAGATATTTTTCCATTACCCATAAAAATTTGCCAAGTAATTGGAGAAACTCTGCCAATTATTTTAGTTCCAGATTGTCCTGCTGATCCAAGAATTGCACCTTGAACTAATGCAAGGTCAGCAGCAGTCTTAGGGCTATTCATAAATACTGTATGCTCAATAACTATTGCTTCAAAACCACCATAAATATCAAAAAAGGCTTTTACTTTTTTCCCAGCATCCATAACTTTTTCATAGATATTATTTCCATCAAAAGAAATTTTTCCAATGCTTTCAAGTTTATTGCCAACAAATAAAGCAAAGGCAAGGCTATTAGTGCTGGCATCAATAGCACAAATAGTTTTTGGCTGTGCCTCTGCTCCCCATTTAGTCTTGCTCATACTCAATATAACCCTTCAATTCTTTTAGCATTTTTGCAACTGCTTTTTCACTAACATTACAGTTTGAACAAAATCCAGAGTCGTTATAGATAGAAAGTTCTTGTGCACAACCACCAAGACATAAACGTTTTTTACCTTTTCGTTTTTGTCTTTTTGTGACGTTATACCTTTCTACAATCTTTTCTCTAGTTGCAATATCCCTACAAACCTTGTTACAGTAAATTTGATAAGTTACTCTAGGTTTAAAAGATTTATCGCATACGCTACATAACTTCACTCAGTTCCTCCAGGGATGCTATCTTTACTACACCCACCCCTGCTTCTCCGCAAGCCTTCTTAATAGGACAGTTCTTGCAGATTTTTGAATTAGATCTATAGTTTTTTGTTGGAAGGGTTTTATCTTCCCATGCCTTACGAACATCACGCATCCATTGAAATGCCATATCAATCCAGGCTCTGTAGTGATCATTTACTTCTACTGGGATTACAAGTAGTTCGTGATTGTTTTTATTTTCATAAACTAGAATACCCTTAGATTTTTTAAGGACCTTCATATAAATAAGCAACTGGACTACATGGCCCATCTTTGGTTTGTTTGTGCGCTTACGGTATTCAAATACCTCATTGTTTGTTGTCTTAACCTCAACAACAATCTCATCGCCCTTCCATTGAATAAAGTTATCCACATACCCAAAAATTGGTGGATCATCATGAAACAATTTAAATTCAGAGTTAATTGAAATACCAGAGTTTTTAAACGCTGCTTCAATTCTGCCGTGAGAAAGAGTACCATTAGTCATATTTGCTACAGCATAGGCATCTGAATTATCTTCAAAAACAGCACCTTCAAAAGCAAGATACCAGTATCTTGGACATTCTCCATGGCCGTATGCGATTGTAGATGGACCAAAAGTCTTTTTCTGTTTATGCTCAGGATCTCTACCTACTAGATATCCCTTCTGAATAACATCAACCAATTCTTTTGCACTTATCTGTTCTGGTGTTTCAACTTCTCTAATCATTATTTGTTGTAGTAAATTTTTAGTCATTATCATCCCTTGTTTATATAAGTATAGCAGGTTAGCGCATAATGTATTTTAATGCTGATACCAAATCATTGATTGATTCTGCTGCGGTATAGTAAATATTTTTCTTTGCCCTGTCACTTTTATCAACATTGGCCATCCATGTAGCCTTTAAAGACATCTTGGCTGCGATAGCCTGAAGTCTAACAATCTCAAGGCTTGCTACTTGGATTGGGATATCTGGTTTAATAATTATCTTAGCAATCATTGTAAGAGCAACTGTAAGTTCTTCATCATTCATGTACTCTGCAATTTCAGCCAAACCATTTACTTGTTCTAGTGTTGTTTTTTGTGGACCTTCACTTGACATTTTTGTTCTCCTCTATTAACTGTTCTAGCATATCTAATTCTATTATAGCAAGGCGTACCTTTTGTGTACCCTCGCCAAGTACAATAATCAAGGCAGGATCCATACTTTTCTTGAGTGCATCAGTTGTAGCCTTGGCCCAAACATCTTGATTTAATGTAAAAGACTTAGAGCATTCTTTAAAATCTATTACAAAATTATTCCAAGATGCATCACCCTTAGTATTGTTTCTACCAGAGTTTTTATGTTGTTTGGCTCCAATACGTTTTGACTCAGATCTTTCACTCATTAGCAAAATCTTTCTTTTTCTTTTTTGATGGTATCAGTGTAACTTTTGACACATGTTTTGCAGAACACATCCATGTTGCATCTCCAGTTTCACCCCAAAGTCTTAAAGATAGGACTTCTTCATGACATTTTTTGCATGGAAACTTTCCATGATATATAGTAAAATTACTATCAGCCATTTGCCAGTTTATCTCTTAGACTTTGTTGTAGATCAAGATCTTCTCTTACACGATTAATAAAACCATCTCTACCCTGAACCTTTGTGCCATCATCTAACTGATACCAAGCACCAGTACGATTAACTAATCCTACTGACTCTGCTGTATCAACCAAATCACCAATGGCATCAATACCAATATCGTCACCTCTAAAATAAAAATCATACTCACCAGATTGGAACCCTGGAGAGGTTTTAGAGAACTGTAGTTCCCAGCGAATTTTTCTACCAATTTTTTCTTCAATTAATTTATCTCCTACTTTAATCTTTCCCTTAAGTGCTTGATTGTCTGACTCTGAACTAAATAGTTTGATAACGCACGACGAATAAAACTTAGTAGCCTGACCACCTGAAGGCTGCTGGCTAGTATACATAGCATTGATATTATTACGAGATTGAGAAATAAGAACAAGAAGAGTTGGCTTAACTTTATTGTTAGCATAATTAAGCATTTTCCACGCATTGCTAAAGTCACGAGACTCTGCTCCAATCTGCTTTGTATTTTCTAAAGCCTTCATATCATCTGTATCTTTTTCAAAGTATATTGCAGGAAGCATTGATGTAATTGAATCAATAACAATTAAATCTACTCCAGCATTAATAAGTCCAACACCTACATCTACCATATCACTAATAGTTCTTGCTTGTGAGTAGATTAGTTTTGTTGGGTCTACCCCAAGTTTTACAGCCCAGTCTTCAGAGTATGACATTTCAGAATCAATCCATGCACAGACCTTGCCTTCTTTTTGGGCCATAGCAATCATCTGCAGGCACATAGAGGACTTTGCAGAAGATTTTGATCCCCAGATAAGGACCTGCCTTCCGTATGGCAGCCCACCTCCAAGGGCACGATTAAGGCCAAAACTTGGAGTAGGCTGGTATTCAAAATTTACTCCAACCCCACTGCCTAATCTTTTTCTTAGTTTAGGATCTAACTGTGCTAATACTTCTTCCATTGTAACTGCCATTAAAATCTTACCCCATGCTTCTCTGGTCTAGTTTTATTAAATTTTGTTTTTTCATCAAACGCATAATCAAGTGACATCTTAGTATACCCTGCTTCAACCATACCTGCATAAAGGTCAAGTGTACGAATAATAATATCTGCAAACTCTTTAGCAATTTCTTCTTCACCCTTATCTTTTCTTACTGCCTCAAGAACTTCTACAACCTCAGATACAATCATCATAAGTTGTTTAGACACAAAAATGTCGTCAACTTCTTGATCCCAAAATCCTTTTTCTACTGCAACCTCGTGCAACCTAATTGCTAAATCATCAAACATGTACATCCTCCAGAGTAACTGTTCCATCTTTTGTTTTACCAAAACTAAACTTGTAAGCCTTGCCCTCTTCAATATGCATATAGGCTCTAGGAAATGCAGTAGGAAATACTGTTACAGAATGAAGTTCTCTACTTGTATCGGCTAGTGTTAGTGAGGCCATCTTTTTTCCAGCCTTTGTCATTCTTGGCTTAAAAGAAACAACAAACAATTCTTCTTCAGAATAAGGCAACTGCTTATAACTTAAAAACTTTACTAGTGCATTAGAAGATCCTTTTATCTCATCAACAGGTATTGCAGATACAATCCTATTATCGTTTGCAAGAATAAGATAAGTACGGCCAGTCTCAATAGTCGTAGACTCTTCATCAAATATACCAACACTGCCAGTCTTGTCCAAAATTTCAATTCGTGACCACCCTGCTCCTCGTTTAATTGCTTTAACCATTCCCATAAGAATAAAAGATCCTTTTTCTTCAAATGAGTCTACGTCTTGAATAAATGCATAGTAGTGAGACGGTATTGTAATATTAAATTCTGGAAGGTTTAAAAACTCATAAAGATTTTCTTTAATCTCATTATCATTTCTTGGCTGATCTGCAAATGTTGCAGCACCAATAACACGCAAAGCATTGAGTGCACGACTGTTTACTCCATTGCCTTTTGTAAACGTAAACTCTTCAAGTTCTTTGTATGACTTAAATGGTCTAGCAGCAATATATTTTTCTGCAATGTTAGTTGATATAAACTTAATACCAGTCAATCCAAATCTAATCCCTTTACCCTCAATCTTAAAATCAAAATCAGAGTCGTTAATATGAGGAAGTTTAATAGAGATTCCCATACGCTTTGCCTCAATTAGATATTCTGTGCGACCATCTTTATCTTTTTCATTCTTAAGCAATGCAAACATAAACTCAAGGGGGTAATAATACTTTAACCACGCCGTCCAATACGAGAGCGTAGAATAAGCAACCGCATGAGACTTGTTGAACGAGTATCCTGCATGCGCTTCAAAGTCATGCCATAGATCAAGAGCCTGATTGGGAGCAATATAGGCAGAAGCACCTTTGACAAACTGCTCCTTGTATACGTCAAACTCCTTAGCATCCTTTTTCTTTCCAATGATTTTTCTAACTTTATCTGCTTCCGACATGGACATTTGTCCAAGGTGTACGCATGCTTGCATAACTTGCTCTTGGTAAAGAACACAGCCATAAGTATCCTCCGTAAACTCTTTCATAATCTGGTGCGTATAAGATACATTTTGCTTGCCGTGTTTGCGAGCAATATAATCTTTACCAATAGTATTCATAGCACCAGGACGAACAAGTGCATTTGATGCAGCAAGTTCATTAAAGTTCTTAACACCCATCTTAACTAGAAGGTTTGTGTATGGTGTTGCTTCACACTGGAATACACCTTTTGTATATCCATCAGAAAGCATTTCATAAACTTTTGCATCCGCAAGATCAAGAGAATCTAAATCAATATCTTTGTAGTGATTTTCTTTAATCATAGCAACTGCATCTTGAATAACACTTAATGTCTTAAGACCAAGTGCATCAATTTTTATAAGCCCGATGCGTTCAGCCTCTTCCATGTCGACACCAACCACAGGTATACGTTCATCAGACCCAGGACTAGATCTCGTTTCCATTGGAGCAAACCTAAAAATCGGATCTTTGCTAGTGACCACACCAGCAGCGTGTATGCCAGTACCACGAATACGACCACGTAATTGTTCACCATAAACCTCCACCTCTGGATATTTTTCTCTAAACCAAGCAGCAGTCCTTGATGAACAATATTCATCCCAAGTGTCTACCAACTTTAAAACTTTGTTTACATCTGTTAATGGAATATCTAGAACTCTGGCTACATCTCGCACAACACCCTTGTCTTTAAATTCAAGGAATGTTGCAATGGATGCAACGTGTCTATATTGTCTAACAAGATAGTCTTTAACTTCATCACGTCTGTTATCTTGAATATCTGTATCGATATCAGGAAAGTCATTACGTTCTGGGTTAATAAATCGGAAGAACAACAGACCATATTTAATTGGATCAATGTCTGTAATTCCAAGTGAGTAACAAACTAAAGAACCAGCAGCAGATCCACGGCCTGGTCCAACCATAATTCCTTCCTTCTTAGCCCAAGCAATCATGCTTTGAACAACAAGGAAGTATGGTGCAAACTTTTTATCTTTAATAATTTTAAGTTCTTCATCAAGTCTATCTAGATACTCTTTGTTTTCTGACAAACCTCTTAATTTTAATCCTTCTAAAGATATCTTAGCAAGTTCTTTATCTGGGCTTTTATATTGAACTGGTAGTAGGTTTAGTCCATCTTGTATCTCATAGTCTTCTACTGTATCTGCTAGTAGTAATGTGTTTGAATAGATGTCAGGTCTATCAATACCCTGCAATTCCATCGCAGACTTCATCTCTTCATAAGACAAAAGGTGGATATCAAACTTGTTAAATGTTATCTGACGATCTTCTCCATATAGGTAGTCAAGTCGCTTCATCATGTCTGGTTGCTTCTTTGACTTTTCATATGTTGCTTCTTTATTTACTTTACCATGTGTGTTAAGCAACAACTTAAACTCTTGTACTTCTCTTTGTGATTGGTCAACATGGTGACAGTCTGGTGTAACAACAACCTTAATGCTAAACTCATCTGCAAGTTCTATTAGGTATTTGTTTATCTGGGCTTCGTTATGTGGCATTACCTCAATGTAGTAATCGCTGCCAAAGTTATCTTTAAACCACTGAATATATTTCTTAGCAAGAGCAAACTCTTCCTCTTCTAATGCTTTAACAATGACACTACTTGGACAAGCAGAGGTCACAATAATACCTTCACGATACTTTTGTAAAATATCAAAATCAAATCTTGGCTTCTTAAAAAAACCATCTGTCCATGATAGTTCACTAATCTTGTTAAGGTTTTCCAAACCTATTTTATTCTTGGCTAGAAGGATAATGTGATTATAGACAAGATCTTGTTGACCTTCTCTTTCAGACTTATCTCGTTTATCAGATATGTCTGCACACATGTATCCTTCTAGACCTAGAATCGGCTTAATACCCTTTTCTTTAGCCATGCGATACATCTCACGGTGACCAGATAACGTACCATGGTCTGTGATTGCGATTGCTGGCATGCCTAAAGCACTAGCACGGTCAACATACTCTTTTGGAGTTGCTACGCCGTCAAATAGTGAGTAATGGGTATGTACGTGTAAGCCTACGTAGTTCATATTACCAATCTGTGTTGGTAGATGAAGTTACAGATGGAGTATCAAACCCCAAATAGAACGCTTCTTGTTCTGCGTATGGAATCTTGCGTAGTGCAGACTCTAGTGGATATGGCTTGATATCTCCCCAGTTAAATGGTTCCTTATCTGGTGCTGATGGAATAAGAGTGTAATTAGTTTCAGTACCCTGACCATTACGCTTCAACTTCCATAGTACATTTGAGATGCTTCCTGTTTCAAGAGCATACTCACGAATTGTATTAAACGATGACTGCTTGCTGATTCCCATGTTCCAAATTGCAACATAAGGTGCTTCAATACCGTCGTCAACTAGAACGTTGCAATAGAAACGAAGACGTGCTCTCCAGCCAGCCTTTGGATCCTTGCGGTGCATTTCTTCTGCCCAGTCACGGCCTTCTGTTTCCATTGTGTCTACAGCCTTGCGCTTATAGTCCTTTGGATTTGTGTGTTCCTTAACAACTAGTGCAAGTCCACGCTCTGCATTATAGTTTGCAGAATCTTCGTCCAACTCTTCAATGAATCGGATCTTTACTGATTGACCATCGGCAAGTTTTAGCCACTTAACCTTTGGTGCATTTTCATCATACTTTGGCTTTTCGAGTAGGGTTTCAATGTTCTTCAGTCCCTTTACAATACTCATATTTTTCTCCTTCGTGTTGTTATATTAGTTTAGCATAGCGGATATAGATTTGTCAAACTGGAACTCTAGGTTCTTAATTTCTTCATCTTCCATATCACCTATATCTTTGTATTTTTTATCAAGTCTGATAATAGTAACTAAAGATCCAAGTTTTTCAACTAACTTATCCTTCATTATATTACCAGCCTCATCGTTATCTGCAATTAGTACAACGTTTGTGAAGTACTTTTCTAACAATCTAATTTGAGAATTAGAAACGTTAGCACCCAGAGTTGCAACTGCTGGGAAACCTACTTGGTCTAATCGAATAGCATCAAAAGATGATTCAACTACATATACTGTACCAGATGATTTAATTCTGTGCAGGTTAAATAATATCTTGCCTTTTGGAAGTCCTGGTGTATTTTTAAAATCTTTGCCTTCTATTGTTCTTGCAACAAAGCCAAGGCACATTCCGTCTGGTGAATGCATTGGTATTGTTATTGAATCTTGTTTTTCTGAATACCCAAGTGAAAACTTAGTAAATGAAGAACTGTTTATTTTTCTATATTTAAGATAATTCTTAGGTTTATCTAATGCAAGCAATTGATTATGTAATCTTTTTAATATTAATTCATCGTATGGAACAAACTCTGGTGGCGCAACCAGTGTTTTATTAACTAACTTTTCAATGTCATGCTCTGTTTCTTTACTCTTGATATAACGAACTGCCTCAAAATATGTTCTGCCAGACATGTGCATAATTAATTCTTCTAAGTTTTTTGTTGTCTGGCAACCAAAGCAAAAAAACAGTCCACTATCTTTTGCAACTTCTCCAGCAGGTGTTCTATTATTATTATGATAAGGGCAAAAGATTATAAAATCGTTACCAAACTCTGCCTCAATGTCAACTCCAGAACCAACAAGAACACGCTTGATCTGTTCTTGTGTGTATATATTACTTGTCTTCATAATCTTTATACCTGTAATAACCCTTGTCAAAGTCTACTTGAACTAAAAAGTCTCCCATAAAACCATTACGATTCTTGCGGAATACACATTCAATAATATCACTATTAGTTGCACGACCAAGTGCCATAACCCAGTCAGCATCATAAGCAATCTGTCTAGACCAAGCAGTTTGTCCAAGCGTTGGAGGGCTTGATAGATCCTTTACATCATCTGGTGTAGCAGATGAGATAGCAATAATAGGTACTTCTTCACCAATAGACATTAGTTTAAGTTCTCTTGAAAGGTTCTTCATTCGTACCGTTTCAGAATCAGCCTTTTGGTTTGGTGACATAAGTTGTAGATAATCAACAACAACAAAGTCTGGACGGTACTGATCAATCTTTCCACGAATAACTGAAGGAGTTACTTCGCCACCACTATCGTTTGAAATAATATGAAACTCTGGGCGACCAGCAACCTTATTAGCATGCCACTTCTTAAGCATGTCAATCTCAACTTCTCCATTAGATAACTTACGGTGTGACCAAAGACCCTCACCCATAATAGCAAAAATACGATTGCGAACTTCTGTCTCAGACATTTCAAGAGAAATGATAAGTGGTGACTTTCCCTGCTTCCAAGCCTGCACTGCAAAATATAAAGCCATCCATGACTTACCAATTCCTGGATAGGCAAGGAATACACCTAGTTGACCTGGCATAATTCCAGATGGAAGATAGTTATCAAATCCTGGAAGGTTTGTTTTAATTCCAACTTGACCAGTTATGTGTTGTTGTTGAACCATCTCATAGTATGCAACTGCAGAGTCAAGATCTGTAGCATCAATATCACGAATTGCAGAAGTGTTCTTTTTTAACTCTGATGTTTTTGTAATTAGGTGTTCAAGTGCTTCTCCACCATTACCACTTTGTACTTCTCCTGCAGCATTGCGTAAAATATCCTTTAGACTGTCATTAAGATATTCAGTTTGCAATTCTGCTAGATGATGCTTTGTTGCACCAATTCCTGGAACTGGCTCAAAGTCTCTAAATTTTTCTGTAACTAAATCTGCTGGAGGAAGGCATTGATTATTTTCAGAATATAAACGAATAAAATTCCATACATCATTATGTGTTCTTAATAATGTTTCAACATTTGCTTGAAGTAATACGTGAATTTGTTTATCTTGTAATACTGCAGAAATTAACTTTGCCTCTGTATTATTCACTCAACCACTCCTTTGCTAATTTCCTGCGTTCTTCACGATCTTTTTTATCTTGCTCTACTTCTGCTTTTCCATTAATAATCTTTTCTGCATTATATGCAAAGTAGTTCCAGGACGGATCCTGTGCAATGCTAAAGTAATATTCAAGAATATCATAGCACTGAGCAATCCCATATGACTCTACAAGGGCATCAGCAGCCCACTGCTCAACGTTTAGATTCATGTTAGACTTCTGCTCATACCGTTGCAAGTAAAACTTGTTAAACCTACTGAGCAAAGCCATTCGGTCTTTGCGCTCAGCCATTAATCTGAGATTTCAGATTTTGCTTCTTGAATTTTTTCTGTAAGTTTATCTTCTACAAACTTATAGACACGACCAAAAGCCTCATCTATGTTTTCTCCATCACGCTTTGAATCTACAATACCTAAATCAAGGCGTAGTGATTGAAAATTTCCTAGATTAAGTGTATATCCAAGTGTTACAGATACCTTTGTATTATCGTTTTCCATTATCCACCCATTCAATAATTAAATAGACTCACTCCACACTGGAATGTATCGCCCATCTTCTGTCTTCGTATATGTAAGTATACCGTCTCCCATTCGCCTTGTCAACTCTTGGCTTGTAGGAGTCATGTTATTTGTTATTAATTTATCTTTTCTTGGTTGTCCAATATGTATAGTTGCCAGTATAGCACAAATCTCTCTAACGTGATCTTCTGAATAATATGCTCTTATTTGAAACCCTGTTTTTCCATCAATGCTTGATCCAACTGGAGGAGGAATGACTCCTCGTTTTATTAATCTTGGCATATACTTTCTATGACGATTAACTAACTTAGCAGTCTCTGCAACAGTATAGGCTTTTTTTCTATTTCTTCTAAAGTCAGAACGTAAACAAGTTTCTAATCTATCTTTGTTAATATTATAAACGGTTACCATTCCTGTTGATCTAGAACTATGATGAAGTCTTACTAGGTCTCCGTTAAGAAACCATATTTTTTTACCGCCAGAAATTACAGGTTCGCTATTATATGCTTCGCTCTGAATTTTTCCTTTTGCAGTAACCATTTTCCCTCCACAGATTCGCTAGGCGGGTGATAAAACTTTCTATCTCCACACTTGACACAATATGTTTCTAAGTGATCTATGTTTGAATGTATCCTATCAACAAACATTTTTCCTTCGCATCTTTTACATGTCATATTAATTTGGTACACCAATTGCAATAACATTAACAGCAACCGATGCTGTTCCAGATGTACCAAACTTTACAATAAACTGAACCTCTGAAGTTGTTATAGAAGTTATTACAACGCTTGTATTTGATCCAGCAGTTGTACCGCTTATGTTTACAATTGATGCCGTAGCAATTGGAGGAAACTTAAAGTTAGAAAATGTTACAGAATATGTCTTTTCTTGCCCCGCAGTTACTGTTTCATTATTTGCAATTGACTTATATTTCCCAACAAATTTTGTGTCTGAAGTCTTTAGACTTTTCTTTTCTGCTCCAACTACGTCAATATCTGTATAGTTATATGTTGCATCAGAAATAGAGGTAGAAAGATCATTTACTGCCTCTGCTAACTGATAAATATATGTAACATCAAGAGGTTGTCCTCTTTCTGGTAGTGGTACTTTTGCCATTTTATTCCTCCTATTAGATTATATCAAAGATTGTGATCCAGAATCAAAGATTCCTAATCCTGCTTTTATTTCTTTTTTAGATGACACTAGTTGTATCTTTACTCGTATGGTTGTTGTTCCTTCATTTAAAAAAGAATATGAATGAACTGATGAAGTACCGTGCCAAAAAAAAGAACCACCATCAAAACTTACAAAAATATCATATCCTGGATGAAGATTTTCATCTCCCCAAACTGCTGTAATTATTTCTTCAGTTATTGATAGTGCTCCACTAGTTCCAATAACGTTAGCCCCATCAGAATTATATATTGGGGACCAGTGAGATGTTCTGTTTTTATCTTCAGAAATAACTCTATACCTTGCATTGTATGCCAAAGTATCAAAATCAACTGGTGGTAATGCTGATTTTAAAATTCTTGTTTTTTTAATATTTGCATCAGCCATTAGGTTACACCAATAGAAAATCTAAACTCAATATAATTACTTGTATTTGGTGATTTAATGATAGTTGCAGAAGTATCATTTTTAATAACCGAATAACCAGTTAAACCATAAAGTGGATTCGTTGCTGCAATATTTTCAAGTCTTAATGCATCTAAGGCAATATAATAATCAGATGAAGGAAGTGGTCCTCCACTAATGCCAGTATCAATAACGCAAGCATAAATCTTAACAACGGTAACTGATTCCCATGTGAAGTTTTGAGTTGTATATAGTTCTTGTAGTTGCTTCTTTACTACAAAATATCTGTTTGTTTCAAAATCGTATCCATCATATCCATTTTCAATATCAACTTCAAACCTTGCATAAACATCTGGATCTGTAACATCTGTACCTGCAAATTCAATTAATATTTTAATTGTGTCTGGAACTGCTATAGAGTCACCATCTTTATTAACTAAAGAAAATGCAAACCTTAATTCATCTGTTGGAGAGTTTTTAGAAAAATCAACATTTGGGGCAGTTAAGTGTATATGGTTTGAACCATCCTCAATAACTAGATGATCAACTCCACCAGAACCGCCACCATTACTTAAATCTGAATCATCTCCTTGAATCAAGATAGTGTTATTTAAAAATCTTGCACGTTCATATCTCTCAAGACGATTTGTTTTATAGAAGATAGAGTTATCTGCGTTTGTCTGAAATACACCGTCTGTTGCAATAACATTATCATCTTCTGGATCATCCAAAGGAGTAGAAATTGTTGGTATTGCTGTTGCAGCAGAGTTCGTGTGGTGAACCCAAGTTTCTCCTTGTGCAAATGAAAATACTGTTTTGCTATCATTAGCACCAGCAGATGGGTTTGATCCTGCAGAGTATAGTCCTACCTCTGTTATTTCATATCTTTCTTCTGTTGGTAGTTCTGCTGTAAGTACAATTTTATCAATACCGTTTTCGTTTATAAATCCTCTAGAAGAGATAGGAACTCTAAACATTTCAAAATCTAAATTTGTCTTTGTTGCAAAATCATCCGCAACATCCTCTGTTTGTAGTGGTTGTGGTCCACAGCCAACTGCAAGATATGAAGCATATGCAGGGGCCTGACCAAGCATATACTTTCCGATTATACTCTTACCTTTATTAGTTATCATGACGTAGTTGCTCCAAAGTTTGCTTCATATATTGTACCATTTATGGCGACTTGAATCTCTATTTGTTCATCACTATTCATATTAATAGTCTCAATAATTAAATCACCAGTTTCTTCTTCAATATAAACATTTTCACCATTTGGTCCATTACCCTGTAAAGGAACTTTTTCTTCAAATTTAATTGCAAAGTTAGCAAAATATGTATCTGATGTTAGTTGTAGCCTTAAAATATTGTTTGGGTTGTATCTTTGCTGGACTAAGCCAAGATTTTTAATTGGCGAGTAAGAAACCCTTTGACCATTTATAATGTCGTTTCTAGAAACACTTAGTAACTCATGACCACCAATGTCTTCAAATATTAAGTCTGTCATAATCTCTACAGACATAGATTGATCATCAAAAAGAACAGTATCTATTGGGGCAGTCTTAGTTGGTGCAGGAGAATAGGCTGAAACAACTGTTGCGTTTGAAGGAGTTTGTGGAACTGGAGATACTGTCACTTTATACCTCACTCAAATAAATTGTCATTGTTGGGCCACTTTCTGATCTTTGATATTCTATATTATAAACTACAAACCTAGAAGAATCTTTAGAGACTAACTCTAAACCAGATGAATCTTTATAGTCTATAGTTACGATGTCGCCGAGTTGTAATGTTGGAATGCTAAATATGTTCATACCAACAGATTTTTTAGGTACCATTAATTTATTAATAATCCAGTTCATCATTGCATCTGCATCATCTTGTGTCTGTATATACGGACTATCAATGCTAAACTCATTCTTACCGTATGTCAATCTACTTAACTTTATTTCATCATACCTTGATTTTTCAACTAGCGTAGAATAAGTTGATGTGCTTCCAAGTAACTCTGGATCAGATAGGTTGCCACGCTTCTTAAAGAATTCATCTACAGTTAGTTCATGCGTTGTATCTTGTGTAAATGTGACTCCTTGAATTCTTAAAAAATTTCCAGTTGTTTCATCTAGATTTAATGCTTTATCTGTTGAATTAAATATTAAAAATTCTGCACCGTATGAGTCTGCATAAAATCCAGAGGTTGTATATCCTTTTATATTGCTAAAGGTTGGTGAAAGTTTTGCATAAAGTGCTGGGTATGCACGATCATACTTAATGTCAAAGTATGCACATTCACGCATAATAGACCCAAACTCTTCAAAATAAAGATTATACTTTGGTGGCTGTTGAGCACTAATTCCAGATAGGTAAGTTGATTGAACCACACCACTCATTGCGTATTTTCTAAAAGATTCTGTAACGTCAACTTCTTTATCTCCAAATACTTGACCTAAAGTATCATTGACAGTAAACACTGTATTTTGGCTATAGTTTTTAGATAGAGCATATATATTTTCAAACATACACCTTGAAGAACCACGAACAAATAATGCCATATTGTTATATGTTGGGAGTGGATCTGTATCATCTACAACCTTTATTAGTTGATTATTTATATATAGATAGAATCTTCTAGTATTTCCAATGTCTATATATTCTACTGACAAATCATATACTGTTGAATTTTCTTCTCCTGCAAGCCTTTGCTGTCCAGTAAACTTTCCATCATCAACAATAATCTTTGATAGTCCACCCCAAAGTTTTACTGGTATTGCATTTGAGTTTGATGAATCTTTTTTAATTTTATAAAACACAACATTATTTACTGAGAACTGTGCATTATTATTTTCATCAACCTTTAGGTATGAATTTATGTTATCTTCAGTTAATGCAACAATTTCAAAATAATATCCATTGTTTGTTTCTGGATTTAATAAAAATGCCAACCCTCCAGAGCCTCCACCTATATTTATATTTTGGTCTGGCTGATTTCCAGATAACTGGTAGTATGTAACGCTTCCATTTGGAGACTGCGTTCTAGTCGTATTGTTTTCAATTTTACCAATAATCCTTAGCCTAGTTCCAAAATGTTTATACGCATTATCTAAATCCTTGTACACATAAGATAGAAAGTTTAAAGGAGTTTCTGTTGTCTTAAAGGATGGACCATTAAATACTAAAGCAGATGACTGAATTGTTCCTGTTTGTGTTGATGGCAAATTGTTTACTTCTGTTTCGTTTAAATAACTTGTAGCCATAAAATTCTTTATAATACTATTTCTTGTTGATTGCCTTGCAACAGTGTTACTTATACCCGCTGCAGCAACAGTTGTTGCTGGAACCGTAGATACAAGATCATCATCTAACTTTGTGCTAAATAAATATTGAGACTGCATATTTAATCCACGAACATTGTCATTGTTTGTCCAATAACTATTTATTCCAGCAAAGTGGGGAACTATTTGAGTTGCAAACTGTGCACGTCCATGATCAACAACGGCACCATTTTGCAATCTTGTTATTCCATCGATTGTTTCATAGTTTGGTGTTGCATAAATTCTTACAAGGCCTGTAGGATATATTTTTCCATTAAAAGGTATTGATGAAAAATACTTTTGATACTCTTGATTGCTACTAATCCATACTTTTCCAGTTCCAGTAATATCAAATTCTGAAGCATCATATCTAATAACTTCTCCGTTAGAGTATAGGTATCCGTTATACCTTGTTAGCCAGTATACATTTTCTCCAAGGTCTATTACATTGTCTGTAAGAACATTTCCTACTACAACTGGTGGAGTTCCAACTAGGTCTGAGTTGAGTGGCATTGCTCCCAAGACATAACTACCCTGCTTTGAAGCAAGTTCATTTATTGTTTTTGTATTTTCTGTTCCACCAACTTCCCACAAAAGAGATGGCTTATAGATCCAAGTTTTTTCTTTATCAATCATTGTTGATTGACGGATTGAGCCATAAGATCTCTGAATATATCTAGTTGTATAATTAATCTTTCCATCATTATAAATCTTTTTATCTTGTGATGCTATAGCAAGAATATTAGGAAGATTTCCAGAACTAGAGTTTTCAACAATGCCAGAATCAATTTGGTTGTTAGATCCAGATAAAACAAAATTTGTTTCTCTTTGATCTAGTGTAGGCATTAAATAATCTTTGCTCATTACTACAAAATTATTATATTCATCAAAAAACATTGCACTTTGAGTTGATACCGCTAACTGATTTAAAACTTCTGCAACGTTTTGATCTGGGGCAACAAAAAAATATGGAATGATTGGATCTGATTCATCTGCCACACGTCTAAATGTGTAGTTGCTAAATCCAATATAATCAAGAAGCATTGATACTGCATAACTAAGTGATGTTTGTGTTGTAAGTAATCTTGGTGCTGGCATTGATTCTAAAAAGAAATAAAAATCTCTTAACTCTATTGATAATTTTGCTGCAGTAACATCTGCTTGAGGAAAACCCTCTGAGTATAATGTTTTAATAGGAACAGAGTATTCATCACCTTCAACATCTAAGATTGATTCATAAAAAATAAACTTAATATTTTTTCTAATATAGTCAGCAACTATGCTTGATGTATTGTTTTCATTGAATGCTTGATCGTCATCAAATAAAGAAAGCGTTCCAGTAGAAGCAAGTAATTGTCCAACAGGAAGAGACGTAGTTCCTATATCAGATAATATTTTCTTAATATTAAAATCAATAACTTTATCTGATATGTTTACAACTAGTCTAGGAGACATTTCAATTAAATCAAAAGTTGAATCAAACTTGTTCATTGTTTCTGCTATAACTCTTATGCCACGAATATAGGCAAACTCTCTATATGTAGTTTGATTGTTTGCATCATTGGTAAATAAATCTGGATTTGTTAAGTCTGTAATAAGTTTTGTTGAACGATTTAAAACTCCAGTACCAAGTATCCATCCATATTCTGGAACAAAAGAATCATACTCTTCGTTTAATCCATTCCAAATATATAGAGTTCCACGAC